ATCCGCACGTCGGACGGGCAGACAAAGGCGATTGTTGTGGCGTTGGTGTTTTCAATCGTACAGATCGGGTCACCGTTGCCGTCGTTCAAGTTGAAGAAGACGTTTGTCGCCCCACCTGCGCCTGGTGCATCGAGGCCGACCCACATGGTCGCACCCTCGTGCGAGGCCAGGTTACCGTCGTTTTTGATCTGCAGAGGATCGGACGTTGTATTGACGCTCAACTGGAGCGTATCCATACACGAGTCGCCACTGACCTCGAGCGTACATGCAGGTGAGGACGTGCCGATACCCACCGCAGACGCCGGTGGGTCCGTGAAAATCAGGTCGGACATTGCCACGGTGAACTCGGCGTCCACCTCGAAGTCATAGGTAGGTGCCGCCTCTCCAATGCCCACGTTATTGTTCGCGCCCGTGTTGTAAATGAGGCCGCCCAGGTTGAAGGACGTCCCCGACGCGATCTCAAAATCAGACGCAGGAGCAATGGTTCCCACCCCCACCCGGGTGTTCACGTCATCGATGTACATGGCGACGCTCGTCCCGAGCTCGATGCCGCCCTTCGTCGCGTCCGTGGTGGAGCGGAGCTTCAGGTCGCTGCCCTCTTCTATCCCACCGTAGATGGTCGGGACGTATGCAGTGGACGAGATCGCCGCGCTGCCTGTCACGTCCAAGGCATAACTGGGCGTCGCGTCATTGATGCCCACCCTCGAGGCGGATTCGTCGACGAAGAGCGTATCGACGCCCACGGTCAGGTCGGTGGAAACGTACGCGTCGCCGGTCACCTCCAACGAGTAGCCTGGCGTCGCGTCGTTGATGCCCACCCTCGAGGCGGATTCGTCGACGAAGAGCGTATCGACGCCCACCGTTAGGTCGGTGGAAACGTACGCGTCGCCGGTGACTTCCAACGAGTAGCTTGGTGTCGCGTCATTGATGCCCACCCGTAGGTTCGTCTGGTCCACCGTCATCGTGGCGCCCAGGGTGATGTCCCCCTTGGTCAGATGGTCCGTCGAGAGGATGGTCAGGTCCCCGCCGCTCGCCGTCGATCCGTACAGATTGCCGACCACATAGGTGTCGGCCGTGCAGTAGATGTCCCCGGTGACGTCCAAGTCGTAGCTTGGTGTCGTGTCGTTGACGCCCACCCGCGTGTTGGTCTGGTCCACCGTCATCGTGGCGCCGAGCGTCACGTCCCCCTTCGTCGCGTGAACCGTCGAGACGATGTCCAGGTCCCCGCCGCTCGCCGCGGAACCGTACAGATTGCCCACGGCGTAAACGTCTGCAGACGAGTAGATGTCTCCCACGACGTCCAGCGGGTAGTCCGGTGTCGAGTCGTTGATACCAACCCGAGAATTGGTGGCGTCGCATACCAACGTGTCAACGCCCATCGTCACGAGGCCCTTCGTCGCGTGCGACGTTGACGTCAGGTCGAGGTCGTCACCGCTGGCCGTGCCGCCTATGACTGCCTGGCCTGTGGCTCGCCCTGCCAGCATCACATAACCAGAGTGGTCGTCCGAGCTCGCGATATGATCGGTCACCGCCTGCTCGGTGTCCTCAGATTGCGCGACGCCAGAGAGCGCCTCCTGGACGAGCATCGTCAGCTTGTCCAGCGAGGTCTCGAGGACCGACGGCAGAAACCGCCCTTGAGAGCGGTAGTTGGTGGCCTGGGTCTTCGGAGTCGAGCGCGAGATTGTGATGGTGTATGAGCTCGTGACTGCATTCTCGAACGTGACCGTCCCGCCCTCGGACCCCACCCTCGCCACGGTATAGTGCGTGTCCTCGGTCATGGTCGCGGCCGTGCCCGTTGCTATCTCGGTCAGCACCACGGACAGGTCGCTCGAGGCCACCCAGCCGAACGCCACAGCGTACTCGGTGCCTCCGTTTCCCGTGTATGTGACGGTCGTGGTGGTGTTCGCGACCGTGGAATGTGCAGTGCTGGGGACGAAGGCGAAGCCCACGACCCCCAACACTGCAAGGCAAAGGACAATGCGCTGTGACATGAACCCCACCTTCGCCGACCGGGCAGGGATTGTCCTCACTCAGGTGAGAGGGTTGTCTGGCCGCTACTTCTCGAGCGGGCTCAGGATACTGGCCGGTTGTCCTTCGCGTTTGCCATACAGCAGACCACTCGCAATGCCGGCCGCATCCCCTTCTTGCAGGTCCGCCGCCAGGCCTTCGTCACTGACTGCATAGCCGGCCGTGCGCTGGACTTGGGACGTCCCTGGAGGTGTTGCTGTGAGCATGCCGATCGCGGCAAGGAGGGCAAGAATGCGCTTGTCACTGTCTTCCCCGCTGTCAGATATCTTCTCGATCTCCATCCAGAGCCCTTCAACGGCAGACGCCATGGGAGACCCGCGCATCGAGAATCGTCGGTGCCTGGATTCGCCGTGCCATAGGGTAGACGTCCCCCGCCCGGCCAGCTCTTCTATACCTGAGCCGATGACCGGAACCATCATCGCCGGAGCAGACAACACCTTGCGGGTCAGCCACTCGAGGTTCTCCTCGTCCTCTTCAGGACCGCGGCCACTGAGCAGCTCGGCCAGTGCCCCACTGATGCCCAGCATTGCGAGCCACCGCATCGAGAACAACATGGTCTCCTTCGCCGCGTCGCCCGTCCCCTCCATGCCGTCCGTGTCAGCCCAGGCCAGCCGCATGTTGTCCGACATCTCCCGGCTGATATTGCCCAGCTTCGAGAAGTAGCTGAAGAACACCACCAGGGTTGCCAGGCCCCTACGGTCCCGCAGGATGGCCGGCTTCTCCGCCACATTTGGAGACGGGAAAGCCGCCTGGATCGCGTCGTCCGCTGTCTTCACCGCCTCGTCGTGCTCGATCCCCTTCCTCAGAGCTCCACGATAGGACGCATCCCAGACCGTGGTGGTCATCAGGGCATCAGTGGCGTCGAAGAGAATGAACGCCATTTCCACCGCTTTGTCCCAGCCGCGACCCAGTTGGCTCTTCGCGCCCTGTTGGCCGATCATGGCCAGATGCTTCCGCATGTACTGCCGGGTCTTGCCCTGCCGGTTCCGGAGCTCGGGGCTTGCGGCCAGCGACTCCCGCCGCATCTTGGGCCACCCGACCATGCTGGCCATCCGGATCGTGGACCACGTGCCATCCACCAGGGAGATATCCCCCTTGGCCCACGAGATGAGGGCGTTCGTCATATCGCCCAGGCCGACCCGCACGGAGTAACCGAGGGTCCTTACCGAGAAGACGGTCTTGGCCACCTGGACCGGCCACATCAGATACCGGAGAGACTCCGGCATCGAGTCCGCCGCGAAGGTCGCCACGGTGTCCAGCCAGTCGTCCACCTGTGGCTGATACCGCGCGCCCAGCCTCCGGAGCACCGCCGACTTAACTGGCGCCGCATTTATTAACCGCCTTGCGTCCCGGACGTACCGCTCGAACGCCACATAATGGACCACACTCACCACGTGAGACGGTACGACCGACCAGTCCAGATGGACGATGTCGTTAAACTTGGAGGCCCGCGCCTTCGTGAAGCTCTTGGAGACCGCGAACTGGCCAGCCCGCTGCTTGTAGCGAGCCTCCTCGGCTGCCTGGCTCTGTGCCTCGCCCAGCCTCGAGGGGATCGGGTCGTAGCGTGCAGGGAAGTAGCCACCTTTGAGCACTTGCCCGTGGCGAGTCTTGAACTCCTGCGCCTCGATCTTGTCCGGCGTGATGCCGTTGACTTCCTTGTAGACCTTCGCCGTCTGGGGATAGAGCGTCTTGTCGAACAGGTCCCAGACCCCTTGGACGAAGTCCCACTCTTCGGCCTCCATTTCCCGGTCCAGCCAGTTGCGGACCGAGGTCTCGTCCCACCCGTACCCGCCGAGCAACCGCTCCATGTTTGACGGGTTGCCCATGTTGAGCGCGACCATCCACATCCACTGCCGGTTGGGTCTGCCCTGCCGGTTGAGGTTCTCGTCGACCTCCACACCCTCGAGATTCGCCATCTCGTCATAACGCCGCTTTTGCAGCGCCTTGGGCAGTTTGTCCCACATATTGGCGATTTCACGACTCACGGTCTCGGTGAGCTCGTCCTCAGCCTTGCGGGCTCGCAGGTACCCTTGCCACAGCACCTTGTGCGCGGTCGGCCCCAGCTCTTTGAACATCACCCGGGGGTCCGTCATCCCCGCAATGAAGCCCTGGAGCCGCTGTTCGCCCCGCTGCAGCTTCTCCCCTGGTCGTTTCTTGGTGCCCGCTCGAGCCACCGGGCCCTTGTCAGGACGGGCCTCTGAATCCGTCTGGATCTCCTCTGCCACCTTCTGGAGACTGACCCGGACCCCGTCGACCACGATCGTGTGCCGCTCTCTGGCGGCCGTATAGAGTTGCTGGAGCGCGTCCCGGACGAGCCGCATATCTGCGACCGTGAGGTCCTTCCAGCCGCCCTGTGGTGGCCTGGCGATGAGCTCGAACAGCCGCGCATCGTCGAAGCCCAGGACGATGTCCTGTTGCTGTATCTCGCGGATAGCCTCGGTCAGGGGGACCCGATCGGACAACACGAGCTCATTGGTCTCGCGTGGCTTGGTCCCCATCGCCTCGAGGATCTGGTCAGCCGCATCGACGAATGGCTGGCCTGCCATGGCCAGGGTCTTCCGTCGGGTGGTCGTCTCGAACTTCTTGGCCAGATCGTGGAACTGCTCGCGGTCGGCCCGTGCCTTGTCGAGCTCGTGGAACAGTTGGTGGTTGAGGATCTGCTCCTTCTTGTGCCAGCCCGCCGCCGTGAAGTCCCCACGCGCGAATGCAGCCACCGCCTTCTCGGCGTGCCGGCGCTCCTTCGCTATGGCGTTGCCCACTGCAATCCGGCGGACCGTCTGCCCTGCCGCGAGCTCCTTGGCCGCGGCCCTGATTGCGGCAATCGGGGGCATACCTGGCAGCCTGCCCCTGCGGAACAGCGCCTCGCCCTCGCGCAGAAGGGACATAACCGTCCCCTCGGCGTGCAGGGACCGCGCGGCCATTTCTTCGATCCGGTCCCGTTCTTCTCCGAAAAGCTGGTTCTTTTCGCGAGTTATCTCTTCTGCTCGAGCAGCGATCCACTCCTCCTTGACCGGTAGCGCCAGCATAGCGCCGTACATCTCCCGCGGGTTCTTGAATCCAAACTGCTCGGCCACTGCCACCGGGCTCTCACCGCCCCGACGGATGCGACCGCGGAGCCTCGCTTCCACCCTCGGCGAGCTCGGTCCGGCCGTCTGCCGCACCAGGTCACGGTCCAGCCGACCCAGCGACTTGTCGGAGAGTCCCTCTTGGTGGACGCCCTGGGGGTCGACAAACTCACCTCGGCGAATGTAGCGCCACAGCCTCGAGTCTCGTCGGCGGTCCCACTCTTGCTGCGCTTCCTGCTTGTTCTGCTTGACCTCGGCCCGCCACTCCTTGCTCAGGCCCCGTTGCCTGGCCTGCGCCACCTCACGGTGGACCCGTATCGCAGCCTTAGCCTGCTCTCTTGCCAGGTCCTCGGTGTACTCCCGGAACGCCTGCTCTGTCATGCCGGCCTCGGCCGCAGAGCTGAACATCGGAGCTCCGCCACCCATGGCCGCCTGCATCTGGATAATCTCTTCGTCGGTCGCGAGCAGGCGATCGAAGACGCCCCTCATATCGTCGGTGAGCTCGAGACCGCCCGGCAGAGCGTCCAAGCTGTTATAGATGCGAATCATCCACGACCGGATCCGCTGGAACACCTCAGCCAGCCGCACACTGGGCGCCCTGCCCTCGAGTAGATACGTCTCGAACGCCGTGGCCCACTTCTCCTTTTGTTCCCGTGTCAGGGACGCCAGGTCAGTGCCGCCCAGGTAGTTGAGCGCAATCTTCCAGTCCTGCTTGATCTGCTCCGGTGCGTCCTCTTGGAGGACAACGTCCCCCATCATTTCGAGGTAGGTGTGGGAGAGCTCGTGCAGTGGTGTCGATAGGTCCGACTGGTCGGTCAGGATAACCTTGAACGCTGCCTTCGTCTTGCTCTTGACGATGTCGACCCAGCCGCGCTTGGGTTGCTCGAGGATGTTAGGGCTCGACGGGTCGAAGGTGCCCTGGTTACCGGTCGAGCTCTTGAGTTGCGTGGGCTCGAACGCGACATAGTGGACGGTGTCGGCGTCAACCCCTTCCATCTTCTGCCCTACTTGCCGACGGCTGCCAAACTTTTGATCGACAGTCTTGTCAATGAACCCGTCGAACCCTATCCGCGCGAACACACGCCGCACGAACTCGCTCTTTGCAAGGGCACCAGTCTCAGCGTCTGTTATGTACCCCAGGGATTCCAGGCCATCGAGGACCGTCATCAGGTCTTGGGCCGTCATGCCGCCGTTGTCGGCGCCATTTACGAAGATGGTGTCGGCCATTTCGGCGACCACACTGTCCCCGATGTCCCACCCTTCGTCGGTCAGCTCGTCCGCGAGCTCCCGCGCGGCGTTCAGGAATTCAACGAGCTTGCCCTCCTCCTGGAATTCTCCCGTCTCCTCCTGCGCCATACGCGCCTCGTCCATGGCTTCGTCGAGGTCCTCGAAGGCGCCCACTTCGTTCCCGCCGTTGTCGGCAGTCGCCACCCATTCGTCGCCGACTTTCTGGATCTTGACGCCGTCGTCCGACTCGTAGAGGGTCTCGCTCTTCTTTTTGATTTCCGGCAGGCCATGTTCAAAGTCCAGGAACGTTCCGCCGGATCCCTCCTCGAGCACAACCGGATTTTCGATTGCTAGATAGAGCGGCATCATCGCGCCGCCGTGTTGCGAATACTTCGCTCGGGCTTCCTCGAGCACGTCCGCGTCGTCGTATTCGCGGTCCGTCTCTTGCGCTATGCGCTCGGCCTCGAGTTGTATCTTCTGCGCCAGGTCCGGACCCTCACCGGCGTAGTTGGTCCCCGTCTCGTCTGGGTTGTTCGACGCGTAGAACCCTGCACCGAGGTTCGATTCAGGGTTTGCCCTCGAGTTGTCGAACGTGTCGAAGTCTGCCGTTGTGCCGTGGTACACCACCAGCGGCTTGCCCTCGTCGTCGACCACCTTGGAGTCGCCAAACCACTCCTTGAACGCTGGCGTCTCGGTCTGCTCCTGGCCACTCTCGCCCTGGAACAACGTCTCCTCGATCGAGACGTTTTCATCCTCGAACACCACATAATTGTGGTCGCCCTCGCCTCGGTCCCGGGATCTACCATCCAGATACCGCAGGCCAGGGATGCCGAACTTCGCCAGGAACGCCGAGACCTTCTGGTCGTAGGGCATGTCCGCCGGAGCGTCGATGGCTGCCCGGTAGTGGTCGTTGCCGGCGGTCATGTCGTAGGCGATCCCGAAATAGAGGTCTCGCCCCGTCGTGGTCAGGTCGTTGCCGTCCGCGACGTTTGAGCCAGGATAGAATAGGTATCCATCTTGAAACTCGAACCCGGCCGCTTTGAGGCCTTCCTTGACCTTCGTCGGCTGTTTGCCCAGGGGTGCGTCCCAGTCGAGCAGGTCCGTATCCTCGGGTATCTCGACGCGATACAGAGCACCCGACGGCTCGATCTCGATGCCCTCTTTGATCATCTTCTTGAGCGCGACCAGTTGAGCCTCGAGACTCTTGACCGTCCGCTCGTGTGACTTGATGGTATCCGGGACCAACGTCCCCCATCCTTCTTGGTCCTCGCTCTCCTTGGCCTTCCAGTGCTCAACCGACTTCTTCGTGGCCTCGAGGGTGTCCTGGGTGTCGTTGAGCACCAGGTCCAGGACCTTCGCCGTCTGCTCGGCGTTCTTGCCTCCGGTCTCCCAGACCGTCTGCGCCATCGCAGAGATCCTGGACGCTGCCCGCCGCCTCGCGTCGTTGAGTCCCTCGGCGGCAGTCTGTTGACCCTTGGCTTTGCGCCACACAGGCTCCACTTCTTTGCCGCCCACCTTGATCGTGGGCTTGCCGGCCAGTTGGTTCTTGTACGCTTCGGCCAGGTCTCGCCGCGATGCGAAATAATGCCCATGACCGAACGCGTTCGCACCCTCGCCGCTCTTGTTATAGGACAGGTCAAACTTGTCGAACCGGGCGCCCGTGCCGTGCCACGCCGGTTGCGGGAGTTGCTCCCTGTAGTAGGCCTCCTCGGCGTCCGCGAGCGCGTCCGTCCGTGCCTCAATCACCCTCTCGGGTAGCTGCAGCTTCTCGTACCCGTCGATCTTCTGCATGAAGTCGACCGCCGCCCCGATCGCTTCCCAGGAGTTGGATGGCTTGTCGAGCTTCTTGGCGTAGTGCGACGCCAGACGCATGAATGCCTCCCGCGCACCAGAGACACCCTTCGCCGGGTCCTTTATCTCGAGCTCGTCGTTGACCCCATCGAACAGCCCAGACCCATACGGCCCGGGGTTCTTGCCGGCGCGGTAGTCCGCGTCCGCCTTCTCGCTCGGGTTGTCATCGAGGAGAGACAACTCGGCGATCCAGTCCCATGCCCATTCGCGAGACTGCGCAGACTTCGCCACGAAGTGGTCAATCTGGGATTTGGTGGAGCCCTCGAGGCGGGCCTTCTCGAGCAGAGCGATCCAGTCCCCGCCTGCGTTGGCGATGGCTGAATCTGGGTTCCGTAGGGATTCCTTGAGAGACTTCCCGTCGCGGCCGAGCCGTGCGGCCTCAGCGGCTAACCGTCTAATCGCTCGACTGTTAGCGGCTCCTCGGACTCTTCCTTCTCCGGATTCTTCAGCTCCGAGAAGACGTCCCTCCACATCTCGCGAAAGGAGTCTTTCAACTCCGACGGGGATGATATCGTTTTGAGTCCCCTGGATTTCGCCCAATCGTCGAGTGAGCTCAGATACCCCGCCTCGGATGAACTCGGGGCGGATGGCTCGTTGCTTTGCTTTGCGTCTGGGGAGGGCGATGCGGTCGGCTTCGTCAAATGTTTTTCCGATGCCATACTCAAAGTGTATCCCATTTTGGACGATAAAGCCACCGGGAACCTCTTTGGTTAGGACGTACTTCTTCAGCCTGCTCTGTGTCTTCCGTAGCAATCCCTGCAGGGTTTTGCGGTTGTCATGCTGTGCTGCGAACTCGTCCCCGTGCAGGTGTGCCGCGTCGATGTCCGCCCCACCCTCTTCGGCGAGGGTCGCGGTCATCAGACCCATGATGGCGTCGGTCTCCTCCTCGCCGAACGCGTCATTGAGCTCGCGGACGAGCCTCATATCCATCGAGGCCTTGTGCTTCCGCTCCCGGGTCTCGAGTGCCAGGTGGAAACCGTCATCGGTGAGTAAGGCGTTCTCGCCGTAGATGGTCGAGAATGCCGCCTCGGGATCGATGGACGCGAACGCCTCGGTGTGTGCCTCGGTCAGCGGCACGGGCTCCGGCCTCGCGGTCGCTTTGAGACGCTCGGCCGTTGGTTCGAGCACAGACGCGGCGCCCTTGAGGATAGCCTTCGCCTCCGGTGACGATGGGTCCAGGCCCAGCCTCTCGTCGTTGGTCTTGCCCGCTTCCCAGTCGAAGTTGATCACAGGCGCCTCGAGGTTCGAGACGGACACCGGCGGGCCCTTCCGGTGCCCTAGCGCGCCCGTCTCTCTCATCGAGTCCTTGAGGTCCCGCTGCCTGGCGAACACCGAATCGAGGCTGGTGTTGAGGTCCTCGGTGGCCGCAGCAGTAGCGGACACAAATTGCAGTTGTGGAGCAATCTGGCCCATCGATTGGGTGAGCTCCTGCGCGTGTGCGTCATCCCGCACCCAGGCCACGAGGCTGCCGCCCCGTTTGGCCGCGTCGGTGATGCCCTGTTGCTGCAGGGACGCGGCCATCGCCCGGAGCATACCGTCCGCCGACAGGTGGCCAAACTGGTCGTTTGTGAACTTGAAGCCCTCGACGTCGAAGACCGCCAGCACGCCCCTACCCTCCGGACGTGGCAGAGCCTCGAAGCCCCGCATGTTGAGCACACCAGTGTTTCGGTCCCGGAAGAAAGCCCCCTCTTGTTGTGCGGGGTCTAGCTTGCGAAACCTGCGGCGCATGATGTTGAACGTCGCCGGGTCGGTGCCCTCGGCCTCGGTGTCGTCTGCGAGGTTCTGGTCCTTCTGTGACTTGATGCGCAACGTCACGTGATCCATGACGTCGTCCACATCCTTCTCGAGACGGACGGCCATAGTCTCAGCCTGCGCCTTGGCGACCGCGAGCTCCTGGTCCACCTGCTCCGGTGTCAGCCTGCCCGTGGCCTCGAGGTCAGACCGCAACGTCTCGATGAAGTCAGACTCTGCCTGTGATGCTGGGGTCCACTCGCCCCTGGCCTGCGTTTCCCGGACAAGCTCTTGCGCCCGTTGCTGGATCTTCGCCTGGTCGACCTTCGTCCGCTCGTTCACCTCCGCCTTGGTCATGGTGCCCTGGCTGGTCGTGGTATCGCCTGCCAGGACCGAGGCCAGCTTACGCCCGCCCCACTTCTCCACGTATTCCTCGAGCGGCACCTTCAGGGTCGCCCGCTGCCCGTCTTCGTCTCGACGCGCCTCGAGTGCCTCGGTCATTCGTTGGTCGCCGTCCTCCGGCATCAGCTCGGCCAGCGCCTGGCGAGGGTCCACGCCCTGCTCGGTGAACGTGTCGTTGACTTTGACCGGGTCGATCCAAACCTCTTTGATAGGCCTGCCCGTGGCCTCCGCCTCTTGCTTGATGAGCTCCGCCACTTCGCGCGGGGCCGCTCGGGCAGTCTCGGTCTCGGACAACTCACCGGCTCGTGCCACCTGGTCACCTGCAGCCAGCGCCTTCTTGGTGCCCAGGTGATAGGTCACCGCACTCGTGCCCGCGCCCACGAGGCTCAGGCCGCCCGCGGAGGCGATCAGGCCCTTGTAGCTAGCCTCCGCCAGTCGTCGCTCGGCCTCCTGCACGTCGAAGCTCTCGGACTTGCCGGAGGTCAGGCTCCTCGCGCTCCAGTTGGCCAGGATGTTGAGCCCCTCCTGGACCCCTTCTTCGACGCCCTCACCCGCCACGCCTTGGCTGTACCCCTTGGCGACACGCCGGAAGATGCCACCCTTGGTGGCGTCGGCCATCATCGATCGAAGGAAGTCCTTGCCCGCGCCCCGCTTGATCATCTCGCCCAGGGGTCCGAACGACTTGGCGAACCAAGCGAGCTCAGCCACCTCGACGCCCGCCGCCGCGATGCCGTAGACAATGGCCGCGCCTCGAGCCACGGACGGGTCGATAGGCCTACCGTCGTCGGTCGTGGCCGTCTTGAATTCACGATAGGCCGAGCCGGTCTCTTGACCCAGGGACGCGGCACCACCACCGAGCGCCGCACCGACACGCAACCCGGCCATGGCCCCTGCTCGAGCACCGGCCGCACCACCACGAGCTCCCGCCACAGCGCCGAGGGTCGCGCCGATAGCTCCGCCCTTGCCGAGGCCTGCCAGCGAGTCCAGTTGAGACGCAAACCCCTCGGCCACATCGAGGCCCAGTTGCTCCAGAGCGTTCTGGCCGTAGTATTGCCCACCGCCGGCCTTGCGCTCGAGCTCCAACATGGCCTTTTCGTTGTCATAGGCTCGTTGCCTGAGCCCCTCCAGCTTCTCCTCGGCAACCAGGCCACCGGCAACGCCCTCTTCTGCCTGCGCAACCAGTGAGTCCAACACCAACCCCTTGGTGGCCAGCATGTTAATTTCGCTGTCGATCCTGCGGCGTGAGAACAGGTCCGCATAGATACCGGCGCGATCGATGCCCTCGGCTTCTGCCAGAGGGTTGACCTCGAGCGTCTGCATCTCGCCCGCAAACAGACCGCCCCGCTCGTCCGCCGCCGTTTGTAGCGCCTTCGTCTTAGCGGCTCTCTCCTCTTGCCCTGCCATCGAGTGAAACTTGGCCGTGGGGCTTATCTCGCCCTTGAGCAGTGCGGACCCTTCCGAGACGATGTTAGTGATCTGCGACCCCAGGCCGAGAGGGTCGAACGCCGACGGAGCCGTAACGCCGGGCATTTCGTTGACGTCCCGCATCTCGCCGACGGTTTGCACGCCTCGCACCAGCCGCCGGAGTAGGCCCTCCTCCTTGACCACCATGGGAGCCAGGTCGGGCCGCTGTATCATCAGGTCATAGAGACCAGGCGCCTCGGTCCGGAACGCCCGCGGGTCGAACTTCGCCCGCTCTGCTATTTCCTGGAACTTGGGCAGGTTCTTCTCAATGGCGCCAATGTCCGCACCTGTGTCCCTGGCAATCTCCAACGCCAACGCCCGCGTGTCCTTGGTGCGTTGCGCCCGCTTGAATATCGCGCGGAGCTCGGCGTCCTTCGCCTGCTCGTCGGCCTCGAGGCCAGCGTCTATCTCGTCGAAGAAGCTGCCACCCGCGCCACCACCACCACCGCTCGCCTCTGGCGGTTCCGGGGTCTCGGCTCCGAGCTGCGCGTCAATCTCGTCGAAGAAGGATGCCGTCACCGTTGCACCTGCATCGCGTTGAAGGCCGCCACGATCTGCTTTTCATTCGGATACGAGTCTGGCCCACGGTCCTTGCGCCACTGCGGGAGAATAGCCTCCGCCACTGCCGAGGTTGGCACATCGTCAATGGTCTTTGCTGTCCTCTTGGACTTCGGCCACCGGAGCGTCGCACCCTTGGGGAGCGGTTCCTCGTCCGGCTCCGGGACGTGCTCGGGGACTATGACGTCCCCGCCTTCTTCGACACCAGGGTTGACGCCAAGCTCGTATCTCTTCTTGGTCACGGTCCAGGGCAGCCAGCTATCAATCTCCAGATCGTCGAATGATCTGGTCTCCCACTCGTCAATCAACTCAGGCGGAGGGTTGCCGGCGTCTGGATTGTCCTTCTCCCATTGCTCCCACTTGTCCTGCATGTACCCCTTGAAATCGACACCCTTTTGCCTTGCCCTGGAACCAGGCTTTCCAACAAACCCGTTCCGCTGCATCATCAAGGCCACATTCCGACGAAAGTCCGCCTCCCGTTCGCCCGACTTCTCCCGTAGGCCCGTCTTGTACGCGGCCAGCTTCTGCCGCACTTCCGGACTGCCGGCCTCCGCAAACTCGAAGACGTCCGTCTCGAGACGCTCCGATCGTGGGAGTGCCTTGTAGGCATACTCCAGCTCGCGGTCCCTTCTCGCTTGCCCGTCCCCCTTCTTCCTGCCCCGCCGGTGAGCATCCTGGAACCGCAGCGCCCGCGCCTGGCCGTGAGGGGACATTTCGTCAAACAACGGGCTCGACGTCACCCGTCGAATCTCGCGGCTTCTCAGGCCGACCTCGAGTTGCGCCAGTCGCTCCCCGTCCCAGTCAATCCGGGATTGCTTGCGTTGCCTGGCCACCTGCTCGAGCCGGTCCTCGACCGCGGCCAGGAGCTCGGGGTCGTCCACCGTGGCCCGCATGTCTGCGAGCTCGCGGTTCGCTGTGGTCATGTTGATGTCGAACTGGTCGGAGCTGTGCTTGCGGGCCAGGCTGTCCACCATGGTGCTCGCGCGCTCTTGGGTGCGTTGCAGCTTGATCTTGTTGTTGATGCCCTTCAGTGCCCCCGGGTCTATCTCGTCGCGGTTGTGTTTGAGGTAGTTCTTCGCACCCTTCCAGTCGTCGCCCTCGAGGAACGTCGCCAACGCGGACGTGTGATAGGCCGTGGTCGCCTCCCTGAGCTCCGCCTTGCGTGCGGACCCATCGAGGCCATGGCGGTCGGCGTACATATTCACCGCAGACACGAGCTCCTCGCGACTCTCGAGCAGAGTGCCCATGTCGCCCTCGGCTGCAGCCGCCGCCGCCCGTTGGGTCGTCATCTCGCGAATGCCGCGGTAGGAGCTCTCCGCCACCGCGTCGGCTTCCCGGTTCGTGTGGCCGTTGACCGTCCGCTGGAACCCCTGCAGGTTCTTGGACCATATCTGTTCAAACGCAGCCTTCTGCCTGTCGTTGGACAGCGTGGCCGCAATGTCCTCCATGTCCTTGCCGAAATCGTCCGGCGCCTTCAGGCTGTGGCCCACCGCGTCCTGGCCACGTTGCTGCTTGAGCTCCTGCTCCCGCGCTTCCCTGGCCTGCATCGCGCGGAACTCGGCCTCCATGAGGACAGCCCGGTCGTTGTCGTCCTGGTACTTCTGGACGGCAGACTCCACACCCTGGCCTAGGTCCGCAATCCCCTTACTCAGACCAGCGCCGAATGCCTTCGGGTCCGCACGAAGCCCTTGCCGGTAGCCGGGGAGTGTGGCCTCTGCCACCTTGCGCTGGTTGTATATGGGGATCTGTGGCATGCCTAGCTCCCGAATTTCCCAATGAGCCCGCCCGCTGCGCTCAGCCCTGTGCTAACTCCGCCCAGGATGCCCGCGCGTTTCCTCATGGCCGCCTGTGCTGTCAGGTCCTGCGCCTCGTTCTGGAACCCCCAGGCCGCCCGCGCGGCATTGGCTCGAGCTGTCTCGGCATCGGCCGCGGCGTTTGCCCTGGTCGTCTCGATGATGCCAGCGCCAGAGCCGGACGTGGAGGAGATGTTCCCCTTGGCGAGTGCCGCCTGGGCCTGGCCCACGATGTTGCTGCCCTCGGCCTTGATGCGTGACGACTGAGCCGCCCCCGCCCGGCGTGCGTCGTGGGCTTGGTTCAGCGCCAGGCCCGCGTTGTTCTGGGCCACCTGCGCATCGAAGTCCCCCTGTTTCTTCTGTGCGTAAATCGACGCACCGGCCGATGCCGCCGTAAAAGCTGCACCTGCAACTAACGCTGGAGCGCACATAGAACGCCTTCCTTTCTGACGATGAAGGGTCGGAACGGTATCCCCAGAGCCCCGTAGAGCTCGGGCTCAAACAACTCGAACCCAAGGTGCTCGGCCCACCGCAGAGCCTTGGCGTGCCGGCAGTCTATGGCGTTATAAAGCACGTCCCACCGCTCGAGCAGGGCAGGAAGCTCCCGCTTGCAGGCCAGCCAAAAAGCTCGAGCGTTCTCCTCCACGGCATCGGCGGACAACAGCCATCCCAGGCCTATCTTGCCGCCCAGGTCCACCACGCCATACATGGCCAGGAGGTCATCCTCGGCTCGCATGGTCCAACACTCGACACTGTCAGCCAGGCCCCTCCTGGTCGCCTCCTCGGCGTCCCACCCTACAGCCGCAGCCACCTCGGCGCGGTCCTCTTCGCGCATCAGGACACTGAGCTCCACCGCGTCGCCCAGGGTTGATGGGGTGATTTTGACCTCGGTCACCCGCCAACCTCGACCTCTCGCATGATGCCCAAGATCGTCACCGGTAGCGGGTCCACCTGCCTATATGCCACCCGCCCGTGCTCTTCCCACCTGCCCCGTACGAGCGCGCGGAGGCTCGAGGTCTCGAGGTCAATGGACCCCCACCCGTCGCCAATCGACCGCGCCTTGACCTCGCTCAGGTTGTCCAGGTCCTTGCCGACGTAACCGGGCCTCGACCCTTGAACCTCGACCGTGACCGCCTTGGTGTTCTTCACGCGGTTGCCATCATCCGGCAGGTTGAGCGATTCAAAATCACAGTTGTACTGGAGCCCCACGGTGGCCACGTCTGCAGGCTCGTACTCGGTGGCCACGGTCACTTGGTAACCACTCACCGTTAGAGGACCGACCACCGCACCGTCCACCAGGGCATAGACCTCCTGCCCCTCGAGGTGCTCGAGGCCTTCCACCACTTCGGTCGTCACCGACCAGACCGCGAACGCTGCCCCGTCCATATCGGTCGGCAGAGCACTGAGCAGGAACCCGACGTAAACGCCGCCGCCACTGTGCGACTCAAGCCGCACCAGGATAACGTCGTCGGTGTCATCGTCATCGGCCGCCGTTGCACCGTAGACCCGCAGCGTCTTGCCGACGTTTTCCCCGGCCGTGTCCTCGCCCACGATGGTGACCGCGCACGGGTAGTTGATTTCCGTTTCGCCCCCGACGTTGTCCACTTGGACCGTCGAGTCCGTGTCCTCGTTCTTGCCGTTGTAGGTGACGCTCGAGTCCAGACAGACCACGTCCTCCACATTGCCGGTCAGTCGCGTCGTGAGTCGCTCGAGATGCAGCCGCCCACTGCGCCGCACTAGCAGGTAGACCGCGTCCTCATACCCTTCAGGGATTGAGCACACGCCCTCCACTGTGCCGCCTGCAATCTCGTGCCGCGTCCAGGCCATCATCTGCTCGTCGGGGACGAACGTGCAGGACAGCAATGTCCCGTCGCTCCGCACCACCCACAGCAGGTTCCAGGGATCTTCGGCGAATGCCCAGTCGAGAATCCCGTACCCTGCGAACAGGTGACGCGACGCCACAGACATATCCACCACGCGGTAGTGCCCACCCGCTTCCTCGACCATCGCCCGAGGCACGGTGTTCTTGGACTGCACGAAGATGAGCGCCTGGTTTGCCTCGACGGGTCGGACGGTACCACAGCCCCACCGGCTCAGGCTCTTCGCATAGATGGAGTTGGGAGTGATGATCGTCCCGTCCCCGGAACCACTGACCATCCACTCGCCGGAGTCCGTCAGGACCAACAGACCAGACCGCGGGATGATTTCTCGGATCTGCTCGTAGCGATCGGTCGACAACTCGAACTCGAGGGGGGCATCGTCTGCCGGTGTGGTCACGAGCTCGAACTGTAGGAGCCGCTCGACGGCACTCCCGTTGACTCTTGCCTTCGTCGCCAGATACCGCCGGCCCTCGTACATGGCCACCGCGTTGGGAAACTCGCCGCCTGCCGCGTCCGACCAGGGGTCTACACCGGTCGGCGGGACCTTGGTGTAGTCAGGACCCGCGGCCATATCATCCTCGAAGACCTCGCCGGTTGTCTCGCCGACGTAACCCATACGGCCCTCGGTGCCACGATACACGCGGGTCGTGATGAGCTCGTCCGCACCCTCGGGTGCGTCGTTGTCGTCCTGGTCTAAGACGGTCCAGTCAATCCGCACTCGATTGTTCGAGCTGACAATCTGAGGCTTGTGGTGCAGATATTCAAAGTGTCTTGCGTTGAACGTCGCCTTCGGACGTTCCTCCCAGTACAGCGGATTGCCCGGGGGCCAGGCTGGGTTGGATGCCGTGTGGTCCAGGATGCAGCGGTACCAATAGTCTCCATATCCAGCCACCCAGACATCGTCACCGACCAGATACCCGGAGTAATTTGACCAGAGCGACGCGTCCCAATCCACGATGAACGTGACGTCCTGGGCCAGTGTTTCGTAGACTTCACCAGATGAGTTTTTCATCACCCGCGTGATGGCCCAACGGATCTCCTCGCTGCCTGGTTGTTGGTTGGGCGGACCGTTGACGTCTTCGTCGTCGACCATTGCCGTTCCCGCCCAACTGGGCGGTGAGGGTGTCGTGAAGTCCAGCGGCAACAGGGACCACGAGATATTGTCGGACGTGAGCCGCTTGAGCTCTCTGGTCCGATACGTCGGGTGTGTGATGGTGATGGTATCGCCGACCTGCACGAACCGCAGCCTTGGCAACTCGCTGTCCGCGTAGGGCGTTGAGACATAGATAGGATTGCCGTACGCCTCCACGATCCCGACCGTCCCTGTCGTCGTGTCGTACTTGAAGAACATCAGCTTGTCGTCGATGAAGACGAGAATCAGAGCATCGGTGTCCGAGAAGATGAACGGGACCGCAATCCCACTGCCGAGGCTACTGGCCTGTGTCGTGGTAACGAGCTCGCGAATATGCTCGGTCCCTGGCCTCGACACCAGCGACCCTTGCGGCGCCACGAAGAAGTTGAGCGCCGTCCGGCAGCCGCTCATATACTTGGAGTAATCAGTCCGCCCCCAGAGGCCAGGGGCAAACTCACCACCCGCAAACGACACCTGCCTGGGTCGACTCTCGCTCACTGTTAGCTCCTCGATGCCATGCCCGGAGAGTCAGGCTCCGGATCGTCCTGCGTCCCCTGGAACTGCACAGCCGCCGCCTTCGACAGTGCGGTATCGTACTGACCCCGCAGGGCTCCGGCCTTCTTCGGGTCTTTCTGGATGCTCAGCGCCAGCCACGAACCCAACAACCAGAGCAGAGCATCCACGAAGAGCTCGGGCATCATCGGGACGTAGGTCACATACGCCACATACTCGAGGACCTCGAAGTCGTCGTTATCAATGTCGAGGTCCGTACAGAGCAGCCGCCCGTCTTCGTCATCGTCGAGTTGAATATCGAACGCGTGACGCTCCCCACTGACGAACGTGCCCACCCGCTCGCCATCGGCGAGCAGAGCGATCGGACGAGCACAGTCCGCCGGCAAGGTATAGACGTGATCCCACCCAGTCCGCGACACGCCTGAAGGCTCGGCAATGGCTGTTTGCTTCGTGGCGAAGAGCCAGTCCGCAGACTCCAATACCTCACGCCTGCACTTGTCATAGAACAAGTTGCAGACGTCTGCCTCGGTCGACCCCTCTGTCAGGCTTTGGATGAACTGGGTCTCGCCGATGGCAGCGAGCGCCATGTTGCAGATATCAACTGAGCTCGCCGCCATGGCGCCCCTCCAGACCGGCTATTGGTCAGCCGCTCGTTTGCCCTTGCCTTTTGACTCGCCCGCGTCCTGGCCCTTTTCGCCCGCGTCCTGGCCCTTTTCGGCCGGGTGCGGTGCTACTTTGCCCTTCGGGATGCCACCGCCGCCGCCAACACCCTTCCAGGCCGCGGCCTTCTTGCCGCCCTTCTTGGGCGCCTCGTCCGGGATGTTGCCGAACGTCTCGCCGTGCCGTGCCTTGACCGTGTCCGCCCCGTAGTAGTTCACGAGGATGGCATAGGCTTCGGCGTCCATCGGTACGAGGTTGAGGCTCGGGAACTCCACGTCCTTGCCGTCCGCGTTCTTCTCGATCTCGCCCTTCTCATCCACCGGCGTCGCACCGTCCGGCCAGTAGTACAGCGAGCCCGGCTTGAAGAATCCAACCAGGTGGCGAGCGATGCCCGGGGCCATCACCTGCGGAACAAAGAACTTGCCTTTTTTCATGCTGGTCTCCGTCAGAAACAGGGGCGGGCCCGTCGGACCGCGCCCCTGATTCTAGGTTTAACTGTTCAGCTCAGCCCGCAGGCTAGAGCGTGTTGGCCTCATTGGCCGGCGCAACGTGGCTGCCCTTCTGCAGCCAAATCGCGATGGTGCCCTGGTCAGCAGCCGCGCCGTTGCTCGTGACCTTCGCCCCGATGTAACGGCCAGCGGCCCCGAGGGTCGCGGTGCGGCTCAGGGTACCGATGCGGAACGCGCCATCAGCAACCTGGAGGTCAGCCACAACCTTAGTGACCGTGGCCAACACGACCTCGTTGGTCCCGGCGCCGTCGTCATCCATGACGATCGCGATCGTCAGGCCGGTCCCGGTGTTGCAGTCGGCACCCTTGGCCATGGCCCACGCCTCGAGAGGCTCGCCAACCATGGGGTTGAGTGCCGACGCCAGCAGGTCCAGCGGCCGAGAGCCATACTCGGACGCGGTATCTGCAGCGTTGAACAACTGGCCCGCCGTCGGGGTCAGGTAAAGCTCTTTATCCAGCAACATGAGTTGCCTCCTTCAAGTTGAGTTAAGTCTCGCCTCGCGCTTGCCTTTGCCTTTTCACCTACTGCTTGACCTCTTGCCTACGAGACCAGGCTCTCCGACTTGGTGAGCTGGTCGACGCGACGAACCGGGTGCCCGTCGAACATGAGGTGCTTCTTGCCCAGGTACTCGTCGAACGAGAACCACACGTTGGACTTCGCCATGACCTGCTTCTTCCATGCCGCGATGATTTCGCGGTGGCAGTAGATGACGCGGTTCAAGCCATCCGGAGGCGGCATGCTGTTGAGCACGTCGATCATGGACTCGACGAGCTGCACCGACGTGTCGGACTGCGCCTGGCTCACGTCGATGTTGCAGAGCCGGGCGATGTGACGTGCGTCCTTGACCGCGAGGCCCAAGGTCACGATGAACTGCGTGACGTAGGCGGAGAACTGGTTGCTGTCGGCATCACTGACCAACTGGATCCCCAAGTCCTTCTGGTCCACGCCCGCGCTCGACCCTTCCGGGTAGATGAGGGAGGCGCCATCCTCGCCCCAATCCACGATGTAGATTGAGGTGTAGTCCGAGCCACTCGGCGAACCGTGGTGGGCCTTGACCTGCGAGGCCGTGATACCGGTGTTCAGGGTCTCGAGCCGTGGCTGAAATCCCGTGAACGCCGCCTCCTCGGTGAGCTCGTTCCCGTAAATCATGGTCTGGGTGAGCTCTTGAGAGATGGCCTCCAGGAACGACTTGTCCTCGCCCCACCGAATGCTTCCCATCTTCGCCGAGCCGTGGATCTTCTCGAGGGCGGTGTCCGTCTCGGACAGGGCCTTGAGCAGGCCCATGGTGTCCGTGTGCTGCTCGGTGCTGCTCTTTGATCGGCTGTAGCCCTCGTTGATGCGGCTCCACCCGACGGTCGGCAGGCTCGAGCGCCTCGTCACAACGTTGCCCATCGGAGCGTTACCGGCAAAGGCCGGAGCGTCCTGGAGCATTGGGTTGTGTTGGTCCAGCTTCTCGACGATGCGTGCCACGGTCTTTTTGTCCGGGTCCAGACGCATCGCCACGTCCAGCAAGTTGATTCTGTCGAGACTCATGATTCACTCCTGCTCGGCGTTACCCCTCCTTGATGCTTGGGTACATATCGCCGAAATCTGGTTGATTGGATGCAGAAGGAGGACCGCCCCCCTTGCTGCCGTCGCTCGTGTCCTCAGCAATCGCCGCACCGATGCGCGCGAATGCCCTGACAAGCGGGGGGAGGTTTGAAATCCCCGCGGTTTCGAGCGCCGTTGAGAGCTCCGCGCCCCCGAACTTCACGAGCGCCGCCTTGGCTTGCGCCACGGTGGCGTCGAACTTCTGGCCCCCGAACTCTGGGTCTACCTTGAGCGTTTCCATCCACTCTTGGTTAGTGCGTGACCACTCGTCCTTTTGAGCCTTCTCTGTCGCCGCGATCTGCTCGCCGTACCACGCTGCCACTGCAGAGGCGTTCTCGCTCGTCAGCCCGCTCGCCTTTGCAACTTCCGTAAACCCGTCGAGCATTTCTTGGTCGATGGTCATCCCGGCAGGGAGTGTTACCTCCAACGCCGCGTCTCCGCCGGTCCCCTCACTGGGCGATCCGTCGGCTGGTGCTGCGTCTCCCGTGCCCGCGCCATCTGCACTGCCTGCGCCGTCGGCCGGTTGCTGGTCCCCACCCGATAGGATCGAGGTCACAGTACCCTGCCCGCCGGCGGAATCACTCGCGCCGCCATCCTGGCCCGTCGAGGCCGAGGTGTCGGTGGTTGCGTCAACTGTCATGTGTGTCTTCTCCTGCAGGGGCGGACTTGCGCTGCTCGCGCAGAGACTCCGCCTCCTCGCGCTTGAACTGCTCGGCGAGCATCTTCCGGACCAATTCCGGGAACGCGTCGCGAGCCTCTAAAAACAACTGGCGCCCAACCCATCGACGGCCCTCGGCGTGCGCAGTAATCAGCGACGCAGAGTGGCCGTCCTTGATGTTCCAGGCGAAGCTTTCAGTCTCGAGGCCGCACATATCGAACACCACGCGGCAGTAGAATTCCCTGCCCTTCTCGGTCGACATGACCGCCTCGAGGGCCAGGACTTCGTCCCTGTGCATATCTCGATCGCGGTCCCTCCATGCCCGGAGAGCCCCCGCATCGATGAGCTTGCCTTGCGCTGTCATCCACCACCCCACTGGGCAGCCGCAGCGCCCGGAGCCATCATGGCCGCCATCTCACTGACCTTCTGAGGGTCAGAGGCGGACATATTCTTCATGCCTTCGGTTGCACGGACCATCGCCTCGCCGGTCTGTGCGGCCTCCGCTTGTTGTGCCTTCGCTCGTCGGACTTCTTCGACCTGCTCGGGCGAGCGGATGATGTCCGGACGGATGCCCAAGATCTCGCCGAGCTCGTCCACAATCGCGTCGCTGTCCACCTTGTCCAAGGCTTCCGGCATCCCGATGGAGGCGAGAGCTTGAATCTCGGAGATGAGCTCGCGGATCCCAACGATGGCCGTGAGCTTCTGGACCTGGTGCATGATGGAGATGAATTCCACCGTCACCGACCCCTGAGCATTCGCGAGCTCCGGAGGCGGAGCGGGCAGCCGGCCTTGCCTGGCCAGTACCTCGTAACATCGCACCACCGCCGGCTGAAGGAGCTCGTTGTTGAGCTGGGTCAAGAGCGGACCCAACTGCAGCATGACCTCTTGCCGGGTCTCAGTCACCTCGGTCGCAGTCGGTGGCGATGCCCGGTTATCCGTCAGGATGGCCAGCCACAGGTCGACAAAGAACCCCTTCTCGATTCTGTCCTCGTGCCGCTCGATGTCCTGGTGGAGCACGGTCAGCGCCTGCGGAGGTATCTCCTGCGCAGGTCGGAAGCCC